ATATAATAATTCGAATCAATTTTTCTTAGACAATGTTATGATTTTGTTGATTATGCCTTGTTCATTGTTCAAATACCAGTGTTTGTCATTCTTGTTTGTATCATTATATTCCCTCAATATTATTTCAAGTAAAACTTCGAGTTTCTCTTTAGAACTAATTAAATAATCTCTAATGTTGATTATATTATATTTTGTTTCTCCTAATACGTCGTTTATATGCGAAATTAATTTTTTCAGAGAAATATCTGTTAATCTTGCTCCGCGTGTTCTCGAGTTTGTTGTTTTCTTTACTTTCATCACAAACATCTCTTCTCTGTCGTTTTTAAACCATTCGGTAAACCCTATAGTGTCTGCGAGCAATTCTGGAGGCGTTACGTAAATATCATTGTAATCGCTTGATTGTAATAGAGGTTTATATTCAATTTCATTATTGGATTCCGTCCAAACGCCGTCCCTTAATACAAATGCACGAGTAGTTTTATTATCCTTTGTTAGAATAATTCCTACATCGCCATTTTTTGCAGTCATCATTTTATCTTCAAAATGTTCTACAATTAATGCTTCCATCGTGTCGAGTTCTTGTTTCTCCTCTTCAAGGGTTCGCTTTGGTGCCTCCCAGTTTCCATCAAACATGCGGTTTAATAATGTTATTTTGTCTGTGAATACCAAATTGTCCATCATATGCGATACCACGTGAGCACGTAGAGAATTATCCGTCATACCATATTCGGCTTTAAGATGTGTCTTAATGTCATTGAATGTATTATACCACCATTTGCTTTTGGACTTATCGCGCGGCGGACCATGTTCCGCTACATTTTCCTTTAGATACTCGACTGCCGCGATGAAGTCTCCGGCCGTCTGTCGGAGAACCTTATCGCTATCTGTTCTCGTGTATCCCATATCCATCAATTTGCTATGATTCGTCGGGAACACATCGTTGAAATTATTTGTGAGATTTTTTATGATTTGTTCGTAGTTACTGGTTAACGTATTTGCCATCTTTCGTATCTCAAATGTCACGTTTTTGAACTTTACGTCGACGGGCATACTTCTTTCATAAATCGATATGTTCTTGTCCGTTATTTCAACAGGTTGAAATAGATACTCGTCTCCGTTATTTATTAGATGCCCCAATCTGCCGTATTCATCCGTTATAAGCTCATTTGAATTATCAATTAACTGCGTCAATGCTGAGTATATTTGTTCATCTGAATATTTGTTTGTGCCATTTTCAGTATCGTCAGATATTCGTATGGAGTTTATATATTGTTTTAATTCATCTCCATTATAATAACTACGACGTTTGAATAATTCCTTGATACGTTTTATAATTCTGTTATTATTGGCTTCTGCAAATTCAATACTATATGTGTCTTTGGATATGTCCGGAGCAATTTCGTCTGCGTTGGGAGAACGGAAACATTGAAATACACAATTATCTTTATAATCGCACATGTTTGCATTCGTTTCTGGCTTATCACCAATCTCATACGGAATCTCATTCGCCTCACCCGGGTTACTAGACAACGATAGTTGAATTGTTTTGTTTTTTACAATCTGATACAGCTGTTCTGTAGTGAAGTTCGTCTGCCCAATATTTAAATAGCAATCCACTGCGATTTCTTTGAGTGCGCGAGTAACTTCACCAATTTCGATTGCCTTCTGTTCTGCTAGGCGATATACATACAAGTCCGCAGTTTCGACTGTTCCGATTGACGTCGCATGGAGGAATATTTCCACATTACGTTTTTTGAATGGCAAATTACAGTGACTCAGATTACGAACTCCACGCCCAATAATCTGCTCAATACGATTCATATTATACCATGGTTCCATTATGTGGACCTGGCGTATGTTCTTGAAATCGATACCCTCGCCGGCAGCCCTGGAAATAATGACGACTTTCACTAGTTTGCCATCCATGTTCTCTTTTTGGTTCAAATATTTGATATCCTCGTCATTATTGGGTGATAGAGTAGCATCACCAGTTAGCATGACGTATCTCGCAGTAGGCGGAACTGGTGGTGTCTTGAATAAAGATTTCGTTCCTTTGTCCGAACCATAACGAGAGAACCCAATCTCTTCGAGAGCCAGCGCCATAGGAACTGCACCTCCATCGATGTATTGAGTATATATTAATATGATACCTTCTGATTTCTTGATAATCTCGCATATTTTCGCCATTTTTGCACTGTATTTGGGAAGGTTATCCGGACTGAATATTCTTCCGTATTCTTGTTCGATTTCCGGTTTGTATCTGAAATTATATTGCTTATCTGTATTCAATTCCTTAGAATGCATTATATTGGATAATCCACTTTTTCCTATCATACTAGCAATTAGTTCTGCGGAATCCTCCGCCGAATACTCGACGCTGGGGTCGAAATCCTTGGATGGATATACAATATTGAGCGCCTCGAGCGGTTTTTGCAAAATCGCATATCCGAATGTATCCTTGTCTTCGAATGCTTTGTCTTGGTCTTCACTACCGTTTCGTATACTATCTATAATCATATTATAACCCTTCTGTTGGTATTCACCAATGCCATTCATGTATACACGGACATATTTCAGAGCACCGTCGACGGCAATCGGCTTACCATTCATTTGTTCCGTCGGATATACGAAATTTGAGTCCTTTTCGGGGTATATTCTATAAGGAAATGTGTATGGGTTCTCCCCCCTTACATAAGAAACATATCCATTTAATTTCTTCTGTAGTAGCTTCCGACCTTCATCTCCTTTGAATTTCCCCGGACCTTCGAAAATATCGGATATTTTGATTTTCTTGCGCCCATCATTCACATTCATCAGATTCGTAAGCCAGATGATTTCCTCGTAGGAATTATACATGGGTGTTGCAGATAACAATACTAGTCGCATATTGTCCGTGTATTTTGCAATCTGCATAAGCAAATCGGCTGATCTACGCTTACTCAGGTTCTCATCGGTCATTCGAATGTTATGCACCTCGTCGATTACAATCAGACTATTATTAAATGTTCTCTTAATACGTTGGTTTATAATACGTTGGTCGGCAGACCCTTTCAATTCGAGAGTTTCGCTGATATAGTTTGCAAACTGAGTGTATCCCATGAAAATATAATATTGTTTTATAATCGCTTTCACTTGGTTGATTATGTTCTCCCGGTCACTCTCGATACCCTTTGCGTCGGTCGGATTGATTTCCTTGAGTATGGCGTTTCCGACACATGTGTTTAAATTCCAAACGCCATTTTCGAGAACCAGTTTACGCTCGTCGAATAACTGTAACATGAAATTGTCCTGGACATTCGGCGACGCAATTATCATTATTTTCTGTTTGATTCCCGTCTGTTTCATATAGTTACGCATTTCTTCCGTTATTCCTATGGCAGAACATGTTTTTCCAGTTCCTAGACCATGGAACAATAACAAGCTATTGTATGGTGTCTGGAAGGATAGGAAGTTTTTTACGAACGATTGGTGAGGCATGAGTTCGAAATCTGCCCCACATAGTTTTTCGGCTTGTTCTACAATGTCCTTTGCCTCGCCATCATATTTTGTGTCATTGAATTCTTTGCGTTTTTCGATTTTGATATTGAAGTTCGGGTCATCTAAATTTGGATATAAGAAATCGTGTCTTGGGTCATCTGCAGTAGCCCCCCACACGCCCCCCTCATCCTCATATTCGTCATCTTCTTCTGTGGGAGCTTCTTCTTCTTCTTCTGCGGGGGCTTCCACCCCCTGCACGCCCCCATCGTCTTCATACTCTTCTTCTTCTGCGGGACCTTCGTCTTCTGCAGGAGCTACCTCTTTCTCTTCTTCGACTGGTTTGTCAGTGTTTATAATTATAGGTTCTCCTATAATGACAGGTTTACGCTTGATTACACGAACCGGCTGGACTGGTTTCTTTGGTATTACTTCCGCAACTGGTTCATTCACTGCCACCAAAGTTTTTTTTGTGACTCGTGGGTTCTTAGCCTCAACAAAGCGTATCTTTATTTTTTCGCCTGTTGCTATATCAATCACGTCTTCATAATCACGTTTAAAACGTTCGGCACCGAGCATATCCTTTAAATCACTAGCAATTTCACGATATAAGCCATCCTCAGATTGCACCTTCGGCCAGCGAGTATACGGTTTAATTTCACATTGTTTTCTGCTTGCGTTATAATATTCATGACGTCCGCATTGTTTTTCTTTTTTACCTTTTATATCTTCGGCCATTTTATATATATATTAGAAATATATAAAACACACGTTACGCGTATTATCTACATCTGATAAATCGACAATTGTTTCAAACAGGAATCCACATTTGTGATTATCCTCTTCTTTTCTAAATTATAATCTCGCATTTGCGTTAAACAGGTCCCAATACGCGACCAGCACATTTTACTTACCTCGGACCGCTGGTAATTATCCAGATTCAGTGTGTCGTTGTATTCCATATATACAAGAAAATACTTGTGTTTATAAGAAATGTAATTGGAACCAACAAATATCTCTTCAAACGGAGTGACATTATGTATAGGATGTATTATGTCCGAAGAGAACCCGGTCTCTTCACAGAATTCGCGGATTGCACAATCATAGTCAGTCTCATTATTATTCCTCCGACCCTTAGGAAACCCCCACTCTGGTTCCGCCCAATTCGAATATTGTCTGGATTCATCTATCAAATTAGAGAGTGTATAGAAATCATTACGCAGAACAACGCCGGATACCAATGTGGAATGTTTTTCTCTTGAATTGCTTTCTTCCATTTTGTATCTCGCATTACAGAATCCTTCGCCCCATATATCCTTCCAAAGTGTATTAAAATCCATTGTATTCAATCGATTCTTCTCATGTTCTGTCATCTGTTTCAACATATTCATAATGTAGCTTTTGTTCTGAACGGAATATTTGCCACGCATGAAATCAATATAACCAAGGCTCTCCTTCCTACATATAAGTAAATACTCTATTGCGCCTGTCTTCGATTTACGAAATGCAATAACGCCGGAACTGGTAATTGGCATTTTACAATTTGTAAATTGATGTCCAACTTTTCCACAATTATTACAGTGATTATTTTTATTCATGCAGTTAAAATATATAATAACAGAGTTCTATATACTTTAAATACATGAATTTCGATTCCGATATATGGGGACCTCATTATTGGTTTTTTTTACACACAATCGCTCATTCCTATCCTGAAAATCCGAATGCAGTTACAAAGCGCAAATATTATGACTTGATACAGAACATGCCCTTGTTTATTCCAGATGCCGAGATGGGTAGTAAATTTAGCAATATGATTGATAAATACCCGGTTAGCCCATATTTAGGTTCTCGTGAATCATTCGTTCGATGGATGCATTTTATACATAATAAAGTGAACGTGTCGCTAGGTAAAGAGGAGATGTCATTCTTAAAATCGATTGATATTTATAAGTCGTATTACAAATCAAAACCGTTTGTGCTAAGCGAGCAAATTAACTTAAGAAAGCATTATCTGTATGCAGCTATCGTGTTTTTATGCATATTTTTGATATATGTTTATTATTAAGTGTATAGATATAATATAATATAGTAAATGCGTTTCGAATTAGTCATTTTATTAGTCACTGCCTTTGTAATAGCAAATATTCATACAGATGGTAAGTATCTGAAATTAGCGTTATCTTGGAAGAAATATTACCAGATGTTAGGTGTTGCATTTGTCGGGTATATGCTATGTTGGTTGATGAGGAAAAACCCGGAACGCGCAAAGCATATGTTAGTAACGTCTAACGAATATTTGAAATACTTGCCCGTTGACAAAAATACCACAGATTTCATATCGCCCATACTAGATTTCACCGCAAAACACGATTTCGGTGGTCCAATGCCACATCAATATGAAAGCCGAGTTCTCCAATCGGGTGGCGGAATCGCAAAACCTACAACCACAACCGCAACGAAACGTTCTGTAAGCGAAACAAAGAAAAAATTCGTTGCTGCACAACAGAACTGGCACTGTGGAGATTGCCAGAAACAATTACCGGCTTGGTTTGAGGTTGATCATACAATTCGCTTAGAACATGGTGGAAGTAATCATGTGAGTAATTTGGTTGCTCTTTGCAGAGATTGTCACGGAAAGAAAACTGCTATTGAAAATTTATAATGTATATATATACGTTTAGGTAATTCATGTCGATGTCATCACCTACTATTATAGACAAAATAACAGGTTTTTATACAGAATACGGATTAAACCGTAGCCAAGTATTGTTAATTCTCTTGATTATCGTAACTATAGGCAATTTATTTTACGTGTCTGGAGTAAATGTTTTAGAGTCGAAAGCATATGCTTCGACTTTCACGATATTTTTTATGATTATGTTATTGGCAGTATATAAACTATTTACAGCAAAATCTGACCAACCGATTGCGTATACAACTATCTTCGTTATCTTCGCATTTTTAGTGTTCAGTGTGGTTTCCGAGTTTTATAGTAAATATATAAAGACATCTGCTATTTTCCAAAACGTTTCCGATAGTTTGCAAAATCGTGTTATCATAAACCTCGTTCAAATAAGTCTATTGATTGCAATTGTTGTCGTTGGAATTTCGGCCGTGAACAACTTCTTCGGGCGATGGTTGAACAATGCTGTTGGATGGCCCGGATTTATTATGAACTTGATAGTTTATATTCCTTGCTTGTTGATAGACTTTATAAAATACCTGAAGGCTCAATATGGAATAACATCTAGTGTTACATTTATCCTATTGACGATTGAAGCAATATTAATTGCTGGTTATGCATTCATTCCCAGTTTGATTGCGTCGAAACTCAAAGAGGATAGCATTACAGTTATGAATTCCCCAGAGTTCTTGGATAACGCAGTTATAAAGAGCTTTGATGAACAGGATATAGGAGAGCATGACTATAAGAGAACCAATTATGCATTCTCTATGTGGGTGTATATTAATCCACAAACGAATAAAAACAATGCTAACTCAAATATCTTCTCATATGCGAATGCTTATCCAAAAATATCCTATATTAAGAATGATAGTCAAACCGGCAAGGACATTTATCGTTTCATAGTCAATACCCAAAACTATGATATATCGTTAACGAATCAGAAATGGAACAACATCGTTATGAATTTCAACAACAATGATACGGTTGATATCTTTGTAAACGGAAATTTAGAGAGAACATTCGATAAAAGCGACAGGAAATCATTGATTAACGATGGCCTTAATACAATAACAATCGGTAGCAATAATGGTATATATGGTGCCATATGTAATATACAGTATTATAACAGACCAGTTCGTCTGAATGAGATAACTGCAAATTATAATTTACTGCGAAATAACAATCCTCCTACCAATAATATAATGTAAAACATATATATAAATGGACTTTTTAGTTATTTTTTTAGCCATCTTACTCATCGTAGTTATCTTCTATATGGTATATACCAAATCTGACAATACAAAGTCTAAAATAGAGGTCGACATGTCAGCACAACTTGCTGACATAACCACTGACAAGTTAGTTAAACCGGATGCGGTATCATATACATACAAGGTGTGGTTATATGTTGATAAGCCTATTTCATCTACAGCGTTTATATTTGCGAGGGATAAGGATTTGACTCTAAAGTTAAATGGGACTACGTCAGTGTTAAGTGTGACAACTAAACACGCTAGTTCTGCCGATATAACGCATATGATTACAAACAACTTCCCTCTGCAAAAGTGGGTATATGTTGTTATCAGTGTGGATAACGCCACAATTGACATGTATTTAGATGGAAAACTGGTGA